TTCAATTTCTAACGCTGAAAGTAAAATTTCTTTAATTCTTTTTTCCGATGGTTTATTCTCACAATGATTATTTAACAAATGAATTGCGAAATCACAGTGTAGGTTTTCATCTTTAAAGATTAATGAGTTAGCGTTACACAATCCTTGCATGATACCTCGTGATTTCATCCAAAATATAGAACAGAATGAACCTGAAAAGAAAATACCTTCAACCGCGGCAAATGCGACTAATCTTTCTTGGAAAGATGATTTTTCTATCCATTCAAGAGCCCACTTCGCCTTTTTCTGAACTGCAGGTAATCTATCGATAGCGTTAAAACACTCGTCTTTCTCGTTTGGGTTTGAGATATAGGTATCAATTAATAACGAATACATTAACGAATGTATGTTCTCCATCATTAACTGGAACCCGTAGAAAAATTTTGCTTCAGGGTATTGTACTTCTTTGTAGAAGTTTTCCGCTAAATTCTCATTAACAATTCCGTCAGAAGCTGCAAAGAAAGACAATATATTCTTAACAAAATACTTCTCATTATCTGATAAATTTTCCCAATCCCTAATGTCATTGGTTAAATCAACTTCTTCAGCCGTCCAAAACGCTGCTTGGTGCATTTTGTAATATTCCCATATATCGTTGTGTTCGATTGGGAAGATAACAAACCTATTAGGGTTCTCCTTTAATATGTTCTCGTTCATAATTTTTTTTTAATTTTTGTCTTCTCTTTGTTTTCTTTTGTCTAACAGGTCTTTAATTCTCTGCCTGTTATTTTCTTCTTTTTGTTCTTCAAGTCCTAAGAAAGTAACTGATGATTCTGTATCAATTTCTAACATACCGTTATCGAATTTACAATTTTCAAATACGACACCGTCATCACCAATTCTAGACTTTGTGATAGCAATAGTTGCCAATTTCATTTCTTTTTGTTGTAAACTTTTTGCCACTGAAATGATAACGTGACCTACTTGAGCTTTCTTTATAGACCCTCCCATTTGGTCTGTAGTGACAACTTCAGAGGATATAGAACTTCTATTACCTTGAGTCGCCGTCCATCCTACCATATCCATTTCATGACACATTGCCTCAAATGCTCTCATAACCGAACCTTCAGATTTCCATTCGTCACCTAAGTTTTTATCAGGAACAACACAATCAATATAATCTAATAATACCATGTCTATTTTGATACCATCAGCGGACATCTTTCTAACTTGATTTTTGATTTGTAACATAGTCATAGTGTCTGACGGTAACTTTTTTAAAATTAATCTGTTTGACATAGTTTCTTTGATTTCTTTAACTTTTGTCATAACAGTTTCTTTCTTATCCGAAAGTTCGTCAGGGTGGATTTTTGTCCATAGTGTAAAATGTTTTCTTTGGATAATTTTTGGGTTGTCCTCAAAAAATATTTGTAAAACATTATAACCTAAATTAAATGCGTGGTTCGCAATTTTTGTCAGTAACGTTGACTTACCTACACCTGTTGGTGCTAATACAACCCCAATTTCACCTTTAGCTAAACCACCCTTTAAAAGTCTATCGATTCCTGGTATTCCCATCGGGATTGGGTGTCTGTAATCTTCATTTAGAACATCTTCTAAATTAAAGAACACGTCAGCCATACCATCTTCTCTTTCACCAACTTGCAAGGCTTCTCTAACTAAAGTTTCTAACTTGTCGTAGTTTTCAAATTCGCCACCGTCAATTACTTTTTGTGCTTTAGTAATCGCCTTTTGTAACTCTTGTTGTTTACAGAATTTTAAAGCCTTTTCCTGTACAAAATTACTACCCTCAAGAGGAGCTTCTTTAACTTTTGTTAAAGTATCTAAAATAATTTTAGACGCCATCTCTTGTTGGAATTCTGACTTTGTAATTTGTTCTAAAGTGTCAAACGTAGGGACATGCTCGTATTTTAAATAATACTCCATAATCATTTGGATGATTAATTTAAAGTACTTATTTTCAAAATAATTTGGTTCAATTACGTCAATTATTGTTCTTGCGAACTCCTTATCAATAACGATTTGGTTTAATAATTGAATCTGAAATGTACTACCTAAATAATCAAAATTTTTGTTCGACGCCATATTTTTTCTTCTTTGTTTTAAATAAATATTACCCCTTTAGACTAACTCCAACATAGTCATAAGTTAATTTTCTTGATGAAAAAATGTCAGTCAAAGTGGAAAGTACACTTTTTATGTGCGGACGTATGTCTACGGTGTATCTTATTTTAGGTGGGTATACTTTAGCATCAAATTGTCTATGACAAATTGTCGTATCTCCAGACCTAATAAAAATGTTAAAATTCTCAGGACCCTCAGTATTTGACGTTTCAAGTACATTAGGGTTACTCATAATCTCGTATGTGTTATCCAACATATATGTAATGGTTTTCATCTTTAATTCTCTTTCTAACCCATCTTTAAAATCAGAAAGGTATTCATAAAGATTAAAAGAATTTTTAGCATTAGGATTAAAATCTCTAACATTAAAAAACCTTTGTACAATGATGTTATCATTTACCATCATCAAAAATTCAAGTTTTGTTGTTTCTTGGTCTTTCATATTCACTTTATTTGTTTGTTTTAAATTTTTTCTTTTCTTTTCTTGTTAATTTTAAAAAAGGGGTTAAGAAATTTACCCAATTATTATCTCCTTTTGGTAGGTATTTAAAGAACCCATCTTCCATCATCATTCGTATAACATTCCTATGACCTCTACCATCAGGGTCTAGTGTTTCAGTATAATACAATTCAACGATTTCTTTACCTTCATTGGTAATAAGTGGGTTTGATAAATCGACAATTTTTTTATTAATTTCAAAAAATTCGTTACCGTAAATTCCTGTTTTTGTTTTACCCGTTAAAAGATTCTTAAGGACTGTATTATCTTTATCTTCTTTTAATAAGATTTCAGCCTTTGTTAAAATATCGGTAACAGATATAGTCTTGTTAAGTACCTCAGGAAATAACCTCACAAAAGTCTTTTCACCTAAGTAATAAATTCCATCTATATTATCTGATTTATCACCCATAAATATTTTACAAGTTCTCACATTTGAGTGTGGTACTTCAATATCATGTAGTTTGATATTATCACCTAACTTATAAGATTGTTTAGTAGATGGTGAGTAGATACTTACTTTATCCGAGATAAGTTGTGTGAGGTCTTTATCTGATGAGAAAATAGTTTTAATTTCATTTTCTGAAATTTGACAATAGTAGGCAATTAAATCATCCGCCTCATTGTTAGTGATGTTGATTTGTCTTACAAACATCTCTTCCAAATATTGTTTAACTCGCTCGTTTTGTTCTTGGAACGAGGTTACTTTCTGTTCATTAACTTCAACAGTACGATTTTCTTTGTACTTTGGATAGAGAATCTTTCTACTTACTGAGCTTTCCTCCCCATCCCAAAATACTACAACTTTGTCAAAATTTTGTTCATCAATAAAACGTCTAACAGTATTTAAGAAATGCCATATCCCACCAACATGTTTACCTTCGTGGTAAAAATCTTTTACCCCATGGAATCCTATTTTTAGGAGGTTATTCCCATCTACTAATAATGTTTTTATCACTTTTTTACCATTAAATGGTTCGACAATCAATATTCTTCTTCCTCTTCAACTGATACGAAAGACTCACTAAGTTTAAACTCTCCCTCACCACCTAATTTTTTATTCCAATAGTCGGAATATTCTTTTTTGTATTTTTCAATCGCGGTTTTATCATCTTTAATAAAACCTTGTGGTACCGCTAAAATTTTACCATCCTTGTAAGATAAACCATTAACATGATTTTTTAGAATCGATATTTTGGTTCTTGTTGCGTAAACAACTGTTCTACTATTTTTAGTTGCGGTAATATGATTAATACCCGCTTTTTTCTGATTACCAAATAGGAAAACTAAAGCTGACGCTAACCATAACGCTTCACCACCTTTCGCTTTAATTTCAGGTTGTCCGAATGGGTTATCAGGTAATTCAACCCAAGGTTGATTAATTACAATCATAGTAGCATAAAATGGAACATCTTCTTTTTTAGTTTTTGAAATTCTCGCGGAAATACCCATACCAATTTTGTCCGCGAATGTTGCTGCGTTGTGTTGTTTACCACCTTTCCCATCGTATGTCATTTTACATGGTATCGAACCTACTGAATCCCATAGTAATTGTACATTGTACGGTATCTCACCTTTTTCTTGAGCGTCTAAGATATCATTAATAAAATCAGTTGCTTGTTCGATGTAGTCAAAACTGTCATTGAAGATGAACATACCGTCCCACTCTCCAAGCTCGTTTTGGGTGGCCTCCAAACCTAATTCAACCGCGTGTTCCCAATTCCATTTTCTTTCGGTAATAATGAAAACGGGTAAGTCTCCTTGTTTTTGTGCGTCAACCGCCGCTAAAATCATTGCGGTTGTTTTAGATGAGTTTGAGTGACCTAAAAACATATTGATATGTCCTTTAATAGGACCTGGTAATCCACACGCCTCCATAAAAGCTTCACCACAATTATAATAACTTTCAGGTTTATATTTTGTTTTTGTGGAAAACTTAGATTTGATATCGTCAATGGAGAATTTAGTTTTCTTAATTGCCATAATTAATTGTATTTATAAAATTCTTTAATTGTTTCAAGTTTGTCTTTAGCGTTAGCAATTTTTTCAACTAATTTATCCATCTCTTCAATATGTTGTGGGTGTTCCCCAATACCAACAGGTGATGTGAAATAAACAAGTAATGATGTTTCAGATTCCGCCATTTCCGCTTCATATTTTTTACATAAAGCGTCATACATTTTTTGTGTGATTTTTTTTTCTTTGTCCATGTTCTAATGTTTTTTTAATAAAAATAAGAAAGCTTGGACACGATGTCTATGTTTGTGTCCAAGCTTTTATAAAAAAATTTAGAATGGTAACTCTTCGTCTACTTCAGAATTTACTTGTGGGTCTACGTATTTAGGTGTCTCTGATGTACCACCGATACTAGTCTCACTTTGTTCTGAATTACTGTAAACATATCCACCTTTATCACTATCCCATTTTGGAGTTTCTCCACGAGCGATAGCTTCAAGGTATTCCACAGGTTTTTTAGAGTATACATCCTCCCAAGTTAATTCATCATTAACCCAAGAATCCGCAGTTTCTTTAACTTCATGGATTGGTGTTGGGTCATCATACATTACCGTTTGGATTACTGTATAAACCGCACCTGTTGGTGTTTTTGCTTTTGTCAATTCAAGGATAATATCTCTCCCTTTTTCAGCGTCTGTGATATCACCTTTAGCTCTCCAAATAGGAATGATTTTGTCAAGGATACCTTCGTTTTTATAATTGTGTTTAAATCTCCAAAACTTAACACCATCTTGTTCGTTATCTCTATCGATAACTTTAACAATATAAAATTTACGAGGTTTGTAGGTTGTTGCTAACTTCTTATCACTTTCTTTACCTGTAGCAATCAATTCTTCATAAACCTCAGTAAGTGGTGAACGTTCATTATCGTTCTTCAATGGGTCATAGAATTTTTGCCATTTACCGTCTACTTGGATTTCGTGAAACCAAACTTCTTTAAATGGTGATGTACCGTCGCTTGTTGGTAAGATTCTAAGTCGTTTTTGACCTTGTTTTTCATTATCTTTGAGGATTGCCGCAAAGTATTTTTTCATCCTTTCGTCTTGAGACATTTTTGAGGTAGAGGATTGACTACCTTGTTGTGATTTTTCGTACTGTGCAAGTACCGCATCTAGACTGTTTGTCGCCATAAGTTATATATTTATTTATTATTTATTACAAGTATAAGTGTCAGCCGTGGTTTTGTCAAATAAAATTTAAGGTCAAATTAATTGACCTTAAACTTATCTTACTTGTTTAAAAGCATCAGGTTCTGGCATATCAGAGCCAAAATCTCTAAAACTTTTTTTAATGTCTCCTGATGAATAATTTTCTACATCATCTTGAGTTAATACATATTCATTTTTACCTGATTTTTCCATATCATCCATCTTATCGTCAAAGAAATCGCTAAGTTTTTGATTGTATGGTCCTGAATCTAAACTTCTTAATTCAAGTTTTTCTTCAGGAGTTTTAGGTCTCATTTTTTCAATTTTTGTCTCTAAGTCATTTAACTTATTCATAATGTTGTCCATGTCTGATAGTTTTGACTCTAAGTCTGTTAGGTGTTTAAATAAATTATCGAAATATTCTTCTTGTTTGGTTTCAACATTTTTTTGTGATTTAACCAAATCAGTTATTTCAAGTTCTTTACCTTTTTTATCTCCACCTTTTTTATCACCAAGTTTCTCAACGTCAGGGTCATTAGCAACATCAACAGGTGCTGCAGGTGGTGGAGGTGCTCCTCCAGGAGGTGGTGGTGGTGCCCCCGCCATAGGGTCTCCACCTGGAGGTGGTGGTAATGCTCCTCCCGCCATAGGGTCGGCAGGTGGTGGTGGTGGTGGTGGCGGTAACGCCGCGTCTTGTTCAAAGATATATCCATTTATTTCTCTATATCTTTTAATTTCATTTAAAATTCTACTATCAACTCTACCCATTGTATTATCCGTTTAATAATTGTTTAACCCCTGTTGTTGTTTCAACTTGGATTTTTTTATTTGTTTTAACCGTATTATCAAATCGTTCTATAAGACCATCTTTCATTCTTACAGTATAACAATCTCCAGTCTCAAGGTCACAAACTTGTTTAGTTCCGTCACCCATATCTTTTTCTGTAGTTTTGGTATTTTTACCCAAATAACTATCTAATATCATTTTTGTGTTCATAATACTTTTATTTATAAATATCCTTATCTTAATAAAAAATAACCCAATAACTATTTTATATCGGAGTCGGTGAAGGTGTTGGGGTAGGTGTTGGTGAAACAATTTGATTAAATGAGTTTAATCTACTAATCGCCGTTTTTACTTTTGATTCGATATTTGATAACTGTGTCGCATCCATTGTTGTATAAACGTTTTCATTAAGAATTTCCGCTCCATTATTTAGGATTAAAAATTTAGAAATAGACTTTTCACTATTATCAGGGACATTCACCATTCGACCTTTCCATCTTTGTAATAACATTTCAAAATTCTTAGAACTACTTTCAAAGACCGCGTAAGGTAATGTTAAACCATTACTATCATTTTTAAGACAGAAAAAGTTTTTACTTGTTTCAAAATAAACCTTTGAGCCACCCCAAGATTTACTTAAATCAACACCTGAATAATTACTTTCGTATGTTTTAAACCCTGTTGATGTACCTGATTCTAAATAAATTGCCGAGTAAACCGCGTACTTTAATTTACCGTCATCAGTTATTCCTAAACTGTTCATTAAAGTCATAATAGTATCGTAAGCGTCTTTTAAAGAAATTTGTTTTTCCGCAGGTGCACTTACCGCGGTATAAGTATTGTAATCTGATGTAGGTGTACAGGCGGGATTTTGAACAACTTCTTTTTTCCCCAACGCATTAGAGGTTACTTTATCTTTTTGTGAGATAACATTTCCACTCGCGTCTTTATTTTCACTTTTCTTAGCTTGTTTATTTTTATCTAAAACACTCTGTAATAAATTATTTCTTAACGATTGTAAGAACTTATCTATTTTAGGTAATGATGCAGTTGGTTGTCTAATACCTGTAAAGGTCGTTTCAAAATCACTTGTTGTAATAGTGTGATTTACTGATGTAATCATATAAGGTCCACTAAACATAGGTACATACCTTAGGTTGAAGTACATAGTAGGTTGTATCAATGCGTTTCCTAACATTGAGACACTACATTCGTAACTTCTATTTTTATATAGGTTATATAATGAAACGTTTTGAGTTGTTGCTCCTCTATTACCTCCTTGGTTAGCCAGTTCATTAGTTACTTGTAAAGATTCGGCAGTTGCTTGTCCCGCATTTTGACTTACAGAAAACGATTTAAACACACCTTGATTTTGTGGTCCAATATCAATATTAAACCCAACAACCTTATTAGATTTATCCCAATCATTTTTATTTATTTGGTTCTCAACTAAAGGATTATCACTTGACCTTCTCAAATCAAACGCGTCATTTCGATATCTAAAATCAACATTGTTTTTTAAATCTAATTGTTCACTAGGTTTTCCTGAATAAAAACAAACCATTTTGGCTGATGAGTCTCTATAATCAACATTTAAAAATGTACCAAATAATGTGTTTGCAAATTCTAATGTACCTTCAGGTTTTGGTTTTGGATTTTTAACCGCGTCTTGTACATTATAAAAATTAACATAAGACGGGATATTCATAACGACAAAATGATTCTCAACTAAAATAGTCTGTACGAAAGTTTGTAACGACGCTTTCACATTAATATTTAATAATCTATTTTTAAGTTTAAAAATATCAACCAATATTTTATCTCCAATATTTCTACTAGCTCTATCTA